CCCGGTCGGTCCGGCGGGGCCCTCGGGGCCGGGAGGGCCGGTGGGCCCGGGCAGTCCCGAGCTGGACTCGATGTCGACGTAGACGACGGGCGGCGGGGCGGTGACGTCGAGCACGGTCATGGCGTCACGTCGTCCTGGACCGCGACCGGGCCCGCGAGCAGGGTGAACACCCGGCCGTCTTCCCAGCTGAGCTGGAGGTCCCAGCGGTTGAGGCCGTTGCTCCCGGCCCACGACTCGGCCGGGAGGTTCACGTCGATGAGGTTGGGCAGCGTGACCGTGCAGTCGAGGCCGATCACGCCGCCCGGGCCACCGATCGCCGCGGCGGCCGTGGCGCCCGTCAGGTCGAGCGGCGAGGTATGCGCCTCGTCGCCCCAGACCCGGACGAGCCAGGAGTAGGAGTCACCCCGGTAGAGCCGGAGCGGCATCGTCCCGGGGTGTCCGGCCATGTCAGGCGGCCGCAGTCTCGGCGAGGGCCAGCGGGTCGGTGATGGCCGACTTGTAGCGACCCTCGGCGAGGATCACGAGGATGTTCTTGATGAAGAAGTCGCTGTGGCTGTCGGTGACGAACACGTCGCTGACGCCGCGGTCGAACAGCGTCACGCCCTCCTTGAAGTCGCCCACGATCGCGACGCCGGCCGTGAGGCCCGGGACCGAGATCGGGGTCAGACCCCAGAAGTTGGTGCGCCGGTCGGGCCCGCTGTTGCTCTCGACCATCGCGTTGAGGTCGAGGTTGGCGTAGTCGGCCGGGTTGAGGGCGACCGCGTTGGGGCGGTAGCCCGCGGCCTCGACGAGGCCGATGGCGCCGCGGACGGCCTTCATCATGTCGGCGTTCACGACCTGCTGGAGCACGGCGGCGTTGAGCAGCGTGATGAGGTCGGCCTCGATCTTGCGCGCCAGGCCGCGGCGCAGCTTGGTCTCGATGAGGCTGCGGATGTAGCCCGCGTCGGCGAGCGCCTGGCGGGTGATCTGGGACCAGTGCGCGATCGTGTCCAGCGACGCCGACTTGGGCGTCATGGTGATCGTGGCCTCAGGCTTCGCCACGCCCTCCGCGACGACCGCGGCCACCGGGTCGGGGCCGGTCTCGACCCACTCGACGGCGCCCGAGCTGACGCGCACGACCGAGACCGCGTCGATGAGCGGCGTCGCAAGGGTCGGCAGCGTGTTGTTCCAGACGAACGGCTGGATGCCGGCCGCCAGCGTGGTCGTCGTGATCAGGGCCCGCTGCTCGAAGCCGAGGAAGTCGCTGATCTCGACGGGCGCCATCTGGCCGCGGCCGGGGTAGTTCTGGAACGCCGTCGACTCGACGACCATCTGGCCGGCGGATCGCTGCTCCTGGCGGCCCGGGACCGAGGTGGACCGCGGCGAGGCGTCACCGCGCTCGCGGCCGGCCTCGATCCGGGACTGGAGCTCGGCAAACGCCCGAGCCGAGCTGGACTGTGCTTCGTGCTCGGTGAGCAGGCCGTCGACGACGACGCACCGCTCCTGGAGCCGCGCGATCTCGGACCGCTCGCCGTCGGTGAGGTCGCGGCCATCGCTTGCCGCGCGCTCGCCGAGGCCGGTGATGACGCCCGTGAGTTCAATGCGCTCAGACAGCAGCCTGTCGAGGTAGTGCATCGGGTTCCGCCTCCATCAGACACGTCGAATAACACCGTCCGGGGTGTTTCCGGTGCTGATGGCGGTGCTGGGCGGGTCGGTCGCGACCGAGTGTTTCCAGCGGTGCCGGGCGGGCGGGCGGGCTCGGACTAGGCCGCGAGTCTACACCCGGCGGTATTGCCGGAGATCGGGCAGCGGCGTCCGATCGACCGACGGGATCGGGTGAGCCTCGAGCCAGGCCTGGAGGTCGGCCGCCTGGAGCGCCGGGGCGCGGACCTCGAGGACCCGGGCGCCGTCGTAGGCCCCCGTCGGGAGCAGCGTCACCTCGCCCAGCTCGGCCTCGACGATCTCGCGGGCACCATCGGCGCCGCGCTGTGCCCGGACGGTGCGGAAGCCGATGCTGAACGAATCCAGCAGCCCTTCGCGGACCTCCTCGAGGGTCTGGTCGCCGGTCGGGGTGTTCGCGATGCGCCAGGTGGCGTAGAGGCCGTCGGCGTGGCGGGCGTCGAGGCTGACCGCCCGCCCCACCGGGACCATGTCGTGGCCGTGATTGCCACGAAACAGCTTGAGCCGGTCACCCCGGGCCTTGACCGAGCGGGTGAGCGAACCCGGGAGGAAACGCTCACCCGCCGGATCCGGGGTGAGCCGGCTCGTCTCGTTCCAGGGCACCGCGATGCCACCGACCACGCGCTCATCGGTCGAGACGGGCGCGCGCCAGTCGATGTTGAACGCGATCGACGTCGTCTCGGTCATACCGTCACCTCAGGGGTCGGGATCGTCATCGGCGGCAGGTCCTCGATGTCGCGGACCTCGTCAGGCGTCTTCCACGCGGCGCCGCCGGTCGCCAGGTTGTGTGCCTCATAGCGGTCCTTGGTCGTGCCCCGCAGCAGCCCGTCGAGGACGACCTTGAGCTCCACGCCGCGCGGGAACTGCGCGTCGAGCACGGCCTCGATGCGGCTGGTCCAGGGGAGCAGCGTGAACATCACGAGGTCCTGGCGGCGCGTCTCGAGGTTGGCGTAGGTGTTCGGGTCGGTGCCCCCGGCGCCGATGAAGTAGCCCGGGACCCCGAAGGCGTTGGCGATCTCGTTGAGGTTCGCCTGCATGACTTCCTTGAGCGCGGCGTCGACCGGGCTCCAAGTCAACTCCTTGAACTCGGTCGTCGCGTTGAGGACGGCGACCCGGCGGTTGCCCGTGCCGTGCTTGGCGTCCCAGCGCGCCGACAGCTCGTCGGCCTTCTCCTGGGTGAGGCCCTCCTTGGTCACGCGCAGGTAGCCGCTGGGGATCCCGCTGTAGAAGATGCTGTGGGCGTAGTCCTTGATGGTCAGCGCGTAGCCGAGCTCGGCCGCGAACCGCTGGAACGCGCCGACGCCGCGGCGCCCGACGATGGGCCCGGGCCCGCGCAGGTGGATGAGCTCGGTCGCCGGGAGGTACCGGTCGCCCGCGTAGTACGCGCCCTCGCGGAACTGCCAGTCGAAGGGATGGATGAGGGCCATCGGCGGCCGCGGCGCGCCGTTGCTGTCACGGCTGGGCGCCCAGATGAGGCCGTCGCCCCACCACAGGGCGTCGGTCAGCCAGGACGACCAGAAGTCGACGTGGGACAGCGGCGCGAACGGCACCGAGGCGGGATCGACCACGCGGCCGTCGAGGCGCAGCGCCTGGGGGTCGGTGATCCAGTCCGGCGTCTCGAGCTGGTCCCGGCCGCGGTAGACCTTCCAGGGCGTCGCGCCCGAGAGGGAGTCCACGATGATGCTGGTGCAGCGCGCCACCGACGGGATGCTCCCGAGCTGGCTGCCCTCGAACGCGCCCGGGATCGGGTTGCCGATCGTGAACGGGCCGCTGATGCCGGGCATCGACCACAGCCGCGGCTGCTCGACTTCCCAGCCGTCGGGGTAGTTGTGGAGCACGTCCCGGACGGGGCCGGTCGCGGTCAGGATGTTGGAACTGATCCGGCGCTGCTCGAGGACCTGCCGGATGTCGGTGAGGAACCTCACCGCGCTAGGACTTGGCCTTCGGCTCCCGCGCCGGCGCCGTCTCTCCGCCGCCGAGGACGATCGGCTCGCCGGTCACGACGCCCGACTCCTCGGTGCCCTCGACGGGGTTGCCGGGGAAGCCGAGCCGACGGCGGCCGGCGCTCGTCGTGCGGCGTCGCCGCGTGAACTGCCCGAGTGCGTTGCGCGCCATTGCCCACCTCATGCGCTGCCGGTACGTGCGCACTATGCACGCTGGAAGTCCGTTATGCACGCCTCAGAAGATCGCCGGCTCTTCCTCGGGCACGGGCAGCCGCGCCGCGACGGCGAGCGCCCACGCCGCGGCGCGCAGGAGGTCGGTCCGCTGCGGGCCCGGGGCGACCTGGAGGCCGCCGACGCGGGACTCGACGACGCGCGCACCCTCGACCTGCTGCGCCAGCTCCGCGCCGCCGTCGTGGGCGAGGCGGCCCGCGGCCACCAGCTCGCGCAGCAGCGGCAGCGCCTGGCGGGTCTCGGTCTGGCCGGCGAGCTCGCGCTCCTCGACGTCGATGCCCGCGGCGTCGGGGTCATGCTCGAGGCTGGCGCCGACGACGAGCCTCGAGCCGGGATGGGCCGCCACGATGCCCTGTAGCCACGCCACGGCCGCGCTGCGCCGCGGATGGAGCATTCCCCACACAAAGAGGCGCCCGTCGGGCAGATGGCCCGTGGCGGCCGTCGCAGCGCCCTGGCCGAACCAGTCCTCGAGGCCGAGCACGAGAGCGCCCGACGGTACGCTCCCGAGCTCGACGAGGTTTGCCCAGGCGCCGTCTTCGAGGAGCGGCTGGTCGCGGTCGTTGGAGGCCTGGACCCGGGCCGGCCAGATGTTGAGCCACTGGCTCCGGAAGGACGCGACGGGGTCGGGCTCGTCGGGGTCCTGCGGTGGCACGCCGTCGAGCGCGCGGCGGTGCTGCGCCTCGACGAGGCGCTCGCGGCGGTCGGACCAGTGCGGGCTCGCCCTGCGCCACGCGCCGCGGTCGTCGATGTCGGCATGCGCAGGCGCCGACCACTCGAGGAGCAGCGTGTCGCGCGGGTCGTCGAGCTGTTCGATCGCGGTCTGGCGCCGCGACTGCATGAGGCCGGTCGCGAATCGATGCGCGGTGCTGATGAGGGCGATCTGGGACGACGACCGCTCGGCCATCGTGGGCTCGAGGCCGTCCTCGACCACCTCGGGACTCACGCCCCACGCCTCGTCGACGACAGCCATGCTCGCGGAGTAGCCGTAGATGGAGCCCCGACCGCGGATCATCCAGCGGCCGCCGTCGGGGGTCTGGATTTCCTCCTGGCCGTTCTGCTCGCGGACGATGTAGCCGTCGTCCTTGAGGCGGTGCGCCCACGCCCGGGCGCTGCGCTGGACCTCCTTGGCGACGGGCAGGTCCTTGGCGGTGTGGAGCACGAGCTGGGGCTCGCCGAACAACTCCGACTGGTGGATCCGCCACAGCATCAGCTCGCGCAGCGCCCACGACTTGCCGAGCTGGCGGCTCAGGGTCCAGAGCGCGAACGGGAACACGAGGCCGAGGTCGCCGTACTCGAGGGTGCGCTGGAATGCGAGCCGCTGCCACCAGCGGAGGGGCTTGCCGAGCCGCTCCTCGGACCACGCGATGGCCTCGGCCCCCCACGAGCCGGTCGCGGACGGGTGCGGCACCGTCATGAGGCGCGGCCAGGTCGCGTTCTCGGGCACGGCGCGGAGATCGTCCAGCCAAGGCGCGGAGTCCCAGCAGGAGTCGCCGGGTCCGGGGGTGAATGCCTCGGAATCCGCCGGGATCAGGGCACTTGGGGGGGTATCGGGAAAGTCGGCACGGGCCTTT